CAGAAGTGAGAGGCGATTGAAATGAATATAACAGGAATAGCAAAAAGCCATCATGCGGGCATCCCCAAAGCGTCATCCAAAAAGGAATGGAAGCTGTCCGATTCCCTCCAGGAGAGGATAACAGGATGCGGCGCAGAACGTCTATATGGGGAATAAGTTCCTCGCCCTGCGGAAAAGCGAGGTCGCCAAAGTCGCGCCGGACAGGTCTGCGCTGATGGGGAAACTCAATCAAAATATGGCGGACATGGAGAAAATACGGGAGGCAGACGAGAGGTGGCTGCGCCTCCTGTTCGGGGAGCCGTATGAAGCCAAGTTCCAGTCGGAAGGTACGGGTTCCGCCGTCCATGTGTATGACGGGAACGGTGACGAGATACTGACCTACACGGCGGGCGTGGGCTGGCATGAGAAGGAGTCGAAGGCGGAGACACAGGTACACGGGGCTTTGAAGGCTGCCTACTATGATGCGTACCATGCGGCAAGGCAGGAGATAAATTCCGGCATTGCCGGGATGGAAGTGCAGGGTGGATTTGATGCGAGGGCATAAGAAGAATACATAAAGCACAAACGATAAAAGGGAACTGGCAGAGACAGGCTGGTTCCCTTGTTCCATATCAGTGTGGGGAGGCGGTTCCCCGTTACATTAAAAAACGGTAATTGAAAGCGATACATACATTTTGGCGGGCGTGCTGCGTTTCACGATGAATGTGGATTGCAGTGCGCCCGCTTTTTCTGGCTTTGGATGATAAAATTCTGCCCTTTTTAGGCGGAGGAACGCAGTAAAAAGCCAGATTACGATGCACCCGATAAAGGCAGCCGGGACGGCTGCGTTATGCTGGGTGTTTTCTATTGTTCAGAGAAAGGACAGGCTGTCCCCGCAGGGCTTCCCCGCCGGATGGCACCGGCAGGCTGCCGGGGAAGCCGGAACGAAATGCTGTCCCCACGAAAGGGGACATTATGGCCATTGCACGGGCTGGGAACAGGTTTCCGGCATCTGCGCACGAATATCATATTTTATCTGTACATACCGCAGTTCCTTCCAAGGGGACCGCGGGCTTTTTTTATTCGACACATTTCTATTTTATTCCCAGACATATTACAAAAGAATACATGATTTTCATTACGGGCGTACCTGGGATTTTTCAGGCGCGCTTTTTTTGCGCCTTAGTCCGCCCGCCTTACAGGGTGCGCGCGCCGCCGCTCCGGTCTTGAAACTGTTTAAGCAAATTTCAAGACTGGAGGGAATCTGAATGAAAATTGAATACAAGGATGCGGACGGCAGGGTGATGGAACTGGATGTTTCGGATGAGATCGGGCAGTTTTACCTGTCTTCCGTGGAAGAGGCAGAAAAGAGCGACAGGAGGAACACAAGGCCGGACCGCCACACGTCTTTGGAAACCTTTGTGTATGAGGACCAGAGGTTTTTTGCATCTGCGTCAGACACCATGAAGGAGGCCGTGGAGGACTGTGAAGTGGAGCGGCTGCTTTCCTGCCTGAATGACCGCCAGAGGGAGCTTGTGCGCCGGTGCGTGATCGAAGGGTGGAGTTACACGGAGATAGCCGCCAAGGAAGGCAGGGATGAGTCAGCAGTCCGCCATGCGGTAAAAAGGGCGCTGAAAAAAATGAAAAAAACTTTTTTCTGACCGTCCGAAAGTGCGTCCTCCCATGGCTTATGTCAGAGGGTGCGGCAAAGACCCTCGGAAATGGAGGTCATGGGCATGGAACACACATTGAGGATCAGTGTTTCAAAGGAGCCGGCATCCGGCGGGATAGTGAGCTGCCGCCATATCTCCGTGAGGGAGCGTTTCCTGCGCTTCCTCCTTGGGGAGAAGCGGAGGCTGACCATCATTGTTCCGGGCGATTCTGTCCGGGAGCTGGCAGTCAGTGAAGTCATGGAAGGAGGAAACGTACATGGGAAAAGTGAAGTTACTGCTTGATGTCATCGGGGACCTGCGTTCCCTTGCGGACAGCCTGCAAGCCGTTGCGGATGCGGTGGCAGACAGTGGGGCGGCAGAGGCGGAGATGACGACCACGAAGGAGCCGGAGGAAACCGGGAAAGCGGGCAGGGCCGGGAAGACCGCAAAGAACACGGCGAAGAAGGAAGCAAAGGCGGCAAAGCAGGAGCCGGAGGAAAAGCCGCTGACGCTGGAGGAAGTACGCGCGGTGCTGGCGGAGAAGTCCCGCTCCGGGCACACGGAGGAAGTGAGGGCACTGCTGAATAAGCACGGCGCGGATAAGCTGTCGGAGATCGACCCGGCGGAATATGCGGCGCTGCTTGCGGAAGCGGAGGTGCTGTGATGGGAAAACACGCATTACTGTCGGCATCCTCCAGCCACCGGTGGCTTGCCTGCCCGCCGTCCGCAAGGCTCTGTGAGAACTACGAGGACACGGGCAGCGAATACGCGCAGCAGGGCACCGACGCCCACAGCCTGGGCGAACACAAGCTGAAGCTGTCACTTGGGATGGAAACTAAAGACCCTACGGAGGGGCTTGAGTTCTACGATGAGGAGATGGAGGAGTGCGCCTGCGGATATGCGGAGTATGTCCTCTCGTTGGTGGAAGAGGCAAAGAAAACTTGCAAGGACCCGGTGGTGCTGATTGAGCAGCGGCTGGACTTCTCACGGTATGTGGAGGAAGGCTTCGGCACCGGTGACTGTGTGATCATTGCGGATGGGACGCTGTATATCATCGACTACAAGCATGGCAAGGGTGTGGAGGTCTCCGCAGAGGGGAACCCACAGATGATGCTGTATGCCCTGGGCGCGCTGGAGCTGTTCGACGGCATCTATGACATTGACGCTGTCCGCATGGCGATCTACCAGCCGCGCCGGGAGAACGTCAGCGTGTATGGGATGGCGAAAGAGGACCTTCTCCAGTGGGCGGAGGGTGAGCTTACCGAGAGGGCGAAGCTGGCCTATGCCGGGGAGGGCGAGTTCTGCGCCGGGGAACACTGCAAATTCTGCAAGGCGAAGGCGGTCTGCAGGAAACGGGCGGAATACAACCTGGAGCTTGCGAAGTATGACTTCGAGATGCCCGCCACGCTGGAGGATGACGAGATTGCGGCAATCCTCGTGAAAGCGGATGAGCTGGCGGCATGGGCGGCGGATGTGAAGGAGTTCGCTTTGCAGCAGGCGCTCTCTGGCGTGAAGTATGCCGGGTTCAAGGTGGTAGCCGGGAGGTCGAACCGGAAGTACACGGACGAGGATGCCGTTGCGGATACCGTGAAGAAGGCTGGCTTCGACCCGTATGAGCCGAAGCTCTTAGGCATCACGGCCATGGAGAAGCTGCTGGGCAAGAAGAAGTTTGCGGAGATTTTGAAGGGCCTTGTGGAGAAACCGCAGGGCAAGCCCGTCCTTGTGCTTGAGACGGATAAGCGCCCGGAAATGAACACGGCAGAGCAGGATTTCCGTGAGGAAGAGAAGTGAGGGAGATACCGCTGGCAAAGGGGAAGGCGGCAATTGTGGATGATGCGGATTATGAAAGGCTGGGCATCCACCACTGGAGCTGCAGCAAAGCCGGCTATGCAATGCGGGGATTCCGGGAGAATGGGAAAATGGTGTATCTGAAAATGCACCACGCAATACTTGGAAAGCCGCCGCGGGGGTTTGTCGTTGACCATATTAACGGGAACAGGCTGGATAACAGGAGGGGCAACCTCCGGTTTGTCACGCACCAGCAGAATGCGTTCAATACACGCAAGCACCGGGTGGAAAACGGCACATCCCGGTTCAAGGGCGTTTCGTATATGAGGGATAAGCATAAATGGCGCAGCAGGATCATGATAGGCGGCAGGGAGAAACACATCGGCCTTTACGGTACAGAAGAGGAAGCCGCCCTCGCGTATAACGAGGCGGCAAAGAGTTATTTTGGCGAATATGCAAAACTGAATGAAATTTAGGAGGAAAATCATATGTCAAACACAGCCAACAATCCAACAAAAGTAATCACCGGGCCGAACACCCGGTGGAGCTACTGCAACGCATGGGAAGCGAAGGCAATCAACGGCGGCACGCCGAAGTTCTCCGTGTCGCTCATCATCCCGAAGTCGGATAAGAAGACCATTGCCAGGATCGAGGAAGCAATCAAGGCGGCGTACCGCGAGGGCGAGGCGAAGCTGAAGGGAAACGGCAGGAGCGTCCCTGCCCTTTCCGTTTTGAAGACCCCGCTGCGTGACGGGGACGTGGAGCGCCCGGATGATGAAGCTTATGCGGATTCGTATTTCGTCAATGCCAACAGCTCCACGGCTCCGGGAATCGTGGACGCGGACCGGCAGCCGATCCTGGACCATTCCGAGGTGTACAGCGGCGTATACGGCAGGGCGAGCATCAATTTCTATGCCTTCAATTCCAACGGGAATAAGGGTATCGCCTGCGGGCTGAACAATTTACAGAAAATCCGTGACGGGGAGCCGCTTGGCGGGCGTTCCCGTGCGGAGGATGACTTTGCGGATGAAGCCGGGGACGAGGAGGATTTCCTCTCCTGACGGCATAGCGGGGATATACTGCCGGGTGGCGGGGAGGGGCGTCTGCCTTTTCCCTGCCGCCCTTAAGGCGGTGAAAGGAGCTGGTGGAATTGAAGTCTATCGAAATTGATATTGAATCGTACAGTGATGTGGATTTGTACAAATGCGGTGTTTATAAATATTCCTCTTCGCCGAATTTTGAGATTTTATTATTCGGATACAGCGTGGATGGCGGGGATGTGAAGGTGGCTGACCTTGCCTGCGGGGAGGAAATCCCTGCGGAAATACTGGCGGCGCTTTCCGATGAGTCCGTCACGAAATGGGCGTTCAATGCCATGTTCGAGAGGGTGTGTTTGTCAAATTACCTTGGGGAATGGCTGGAGCCGGAATCGTGGAAATGCTCCATGGTCTGGTCTGCCACCCTTGGCCTTCCGCTGTCTTTGGAGAATGTTGGCACAGTGCTTGGGCTGGAAAAGCAGAAATTGTCAGAAGGAAAAGACCTGATACGGTATTTCTGTGTCCCCTGCAAGCCGACCAAGGCGAACGGCGGCCGGACACGGAACCTGCCGGAGCATGACAGGGAGAAATGGGAGCGGTTCAAGGCATACAACCTCCGTGACGTGGAGGCGGAGATGCAGATACAGCAGAGGCTTTTCAAGTTCCCCGTGCCGGATTTTGTGTGGGAGGAATACTGGCAGGACCAGGAGATCAACGACCGGGGTATCGGCGTGGACATGGGGATGGTCACACAGGCAATCGCCATGGACGGCCGTTCCAAGGCAGAGCTGTCAGGCGCCATGCAGGAACTGACGGAACTGGAGAACCCAAACTCCGTGCAGCAGATGAAGCAGTGGCTTTCGGAGAACGGGGTGGAGACGGATTCGCTGGATAAAAAGGCGGTGGCGGAACTGTTAAAGACTGCGCCGGAGCCTTTGGGGGAGGCGCTTGCCCTGCGGCAGCAGCTTGCCAGGTCATCTGTTAAGAAATACCAGGCAATGGAGAATGCGGTGTGTGCGGACAGCCGTGCGCACGGAATGTTTCAATTCTACGGTGCTAACAGGACCGGCCGGTACAGCGGGCGCATTATACAGTTGCAGAACCTTCCGCAGAACCATATCCCGGATTTGGCACAGGCACGGGAGCTGGTGAAAGCCGGGGATTTTGATGCCCTCTCCATGCTCTATGAGGATATCCCGGATACGCTCTCGCAGCTCATCCGCACGGCTTTCGTTCCGCAGGATGGGAGGAAGTTCATCGTGGCGGACTTTTCCGCAATCGAGGCGAGGGTGATCGCCTGGATAGCGGGGGAGCGGTGGCGGCTGAAAGTGTTCGAGGGCGGCGGTGACATTTACTGCGCCTCGGCAAGCCAGATGTTCCATGTCCCGGTGGAAAAGCACGGCGTGAACGGGCATCTGCGGCAGAAAGGGAAGATTGCCGAATTAGCCCTCGGCTATGGCGGATCAGTCGGGGCATTGAAATCCATGGGCGCGCTGGAGATGGGGCTTGCGGAAGAAGAGCTGCAGCCGCTTGTGTCGGCATGGCGGGATTCCAACCCAAGCATCACGGAGTTCTGGTGGGCGGTTGACCGCGCTGTAAAGGAATGCATCAAAAAGAGGGCCTCAACGGAAACACACGGCATCCGTTTTGATTACCAGAGCGGGATGCTGTTCATCACTTTGTTTTCCGGACGGCGGCTTGCCTATGTGAAGCCGAGAATTGGCGAGAACCGGTTTGGCGGGGAGTCCGTCACTTACATGGGCGTGGGCGGCACGAAGAAGTGGGAGCGGCTGGAAAGCTATGGTCCCAAGTTCGTGGAGAACATTGTGCAGGCGGTCAGCCGGGATATCCTCTGCTATGCCATGCGGACGCTTAAGAACTGTGCGATTGTGGCTCATGTACATGATGAGGTCATCATCGAGGCGGACAGGAGGATGTCCCTTCCTGCCGTATGTGAACAGATGGGAAGGACGCCGCCCTGGGCGAAAGGGCTGCTGCTCCGGGCGGATGGTTACGAATGTTCGTTTTACCAGAAGGATTAGGCAGGGGGTGCATGATGGAACGGCTGCGGATTGAATACGGGACGGGATACATGGAGCTGAACGTGGAGATGTTTTTCCCCTGCAAGATGCCGGCGATGAGGAAAGCCGCAAGGCTCATCAATTCCTACTGCACGGATGAGGCAAGGGCGGAGCTGCTCTCGGAGCTGCGGGAGCTGGCGGACGGGTATAAGGCACTTTGCGATATGTACACGGAAAAAGCGGAGGGGCTCCCTGCGGATTCCCCGGAGCGGAGGCACTGGAGGGCGGAATTCAACAAAACGGAAGTCCTCCGCAAACGGATGGAAAATAATATCAGGTTGATCTCAGGAGGAAAAAAGGGATGAGCAGGGCGGCAATGCAGGGGTGTAGGACACACGGCGACTGTTTCGCAAACAGGGGCGGCGTCTGCACCTGCTTAAAGGACAATGACTTTGGCGGGAGGGACTGCCCGTTTTACAAGCCTGCGGACACGGTCCGGGATAAGCAGCGCAGGCAGAATGGAGGTATGGTTGATGGGAATCAGCAGATATAACAGCGAGGGATACAGCGACCCGACGAGCCATGCGGCACTGTCGGGGATCAGGAGGGAAGAAAGGGCGGCGAGGCGGGCATACCGGCCTCTGGTCTATATATGCTCCCCGTTTGCCGGGGACACAGAAAAGAATACGGAGAAGGCGAGACGGTACAGCCGGTTTGCGGTGAAAAACGGCGCGATACCGCTTGCGCCGCACCTGCTGTTCCCGCAGTTTTTGGATGACACAAAGCCTGCGGAGCGGGCAATCGGTATGTTCATGGGGATGGTGCTTTTGGGGAAATGCGAGCAGTTGTGGGTGTTTGGGAAGAACATATCCACGGGGATGGCGGCGGAGATCGAGAAGGCGGAAAAGCGGGATATGGTGATCCGTTACTTTACAGAAAATTGTGAGGAGGTTGTGTAAATGCAGTTGGATAAATATCTTGTGAGCAAGGGCGGGATGTTCTGTGCATTGGAGCCGGGGATGGAAAGCTGGTACAGGCGGTGGGGAGCCCCTGTGGACCGGAGTATCTATGACACAATCGAGATGACGGACGAGGAGCTGAACGCGCTCCTCCCGCAGATCGAAACGATGAAGTACAGCGGATCGGACCTGATGCTGGAGCCGTCGTTGAAGGAGTTTGTGCTGAGAATGAAGGATTCCTCCGGGCGCGGGGAAAACACGGTGCTGTTCAGGGAAACGCTGATGCCGGAGGCGGGGCCGGTCCGGGATGGGGAGCTTTCCCGGACTGACAGGCCGCTCCTTGACGCCTATTTCTTTTTCGGGAAGGGCAGCACTGCGGATGTCGTGGTCAATATGGGCTCCTGCAGGTTCGAAGACGGGAATGGGAAATATACGACCTGCACATACCAGCGCCCGGTCTGGGCAAGGGACTGGCAGATCATGGAGGACAGATACCTCATCGACCTGTTCCGCTATATTAAGTTCGGCTATATGCTGATACAGAAGGCGCTGTATGAACGCCCCGTGGTGTTCAGCGAGGCCTCATCCCGGAAGGTAAGCCGCCCGGCATACAGCCCAAAGGGGAACCGGAAGAGGAAGAGGGTGGTGAAGGCCGTCCGGGTGATGCGCACCAATGCGGAGGAATTTGCCAGATATGCAGAGAAGCAGCGGAAAATATCCTGCCCGTGCTGGGGAGTCATCGGCCACTGGAGGAACTGTAAATCCGGGAAAAAGGTATGGGTGCGCCCGCACAGGAAAGGCCGGGAGAGGGATAACCCGGCGGCATACAGCCCGAAGGAATACCAGCTTGCAGGGGAAAAGGAGGCGAGATCATGAGGATGACATTGTACAGGTCAAACAGCAGGGGGAATGCGAAGAACTGCAGCTATCCCGTCAAGTGTGTGGTAGACAATGAGGAGGACTGCCTGGCAGCCACGGCGTTCGACCATGTGTGCGGGAAGTTTAAGGGCAGCTACCGCAGCGTGGACAATTTCGAGGAGGCGGACTGCAGCGTGGCGGACTGCGACAACAGCCACAGCGACAATCCAAAGGACTGGGTGTACCCGGAGGACATGGCGGAAAAGCTGCCGGAGGTCAGCTATGCCATCCTCCCAAGCCGGAGCAACATGAAGCCGAAGGGCGGGAAGTCCGCAAGGCCGAGGTTCCATATGTATTTCCCGCACGACCCGGTCACGGATGCGGAGGCTTATGCCGCTCTGAAGAAAGCCATACAGCAGAAGTTCCCGTTTTTTGACGGCAATGCACTGGATGCCGCACGTTTCATTTTCGGGAATGCAACAGAGGAGATCATCTGGCATGAGGGGGAGATCACCATTGACTGTATCGTGAAGCCCCAGGGCGGCAGGGAGATACCGCAGGGGCAGAGGAACGCCACCATGTCCCACTTTGCGGGGCGCGTGGTGAAACGGTATGGGGCTACGGAAAAGGCGCATGAGATCTTCATGGAGGAGGCGGCAAAGTGCAATCCGCCCCTAGAAGAAACGGAACTTGCCATGATCTGGCAGAGTGCCTGCCGCTTTGCGGAAAAGGTCCAGGGGCAGGAAGGGTATGTTGCCCCGGATGCATACAATGACGAGTTCGGGCGGGAATCGCTGAAGCCGGGGGATTACTCCGACATCGGGCAGGCGAAGGTTCTGACCAGGGAATACGGCGTGGAGCTTCGGTACACGGCGGCCACGGACTATCTGCGTTTCTGCGGGCAGTATTGGGTGGAGTCCAAGCAGCAGGCAGTGGGAGCGGCGGAGGAGTTCCTTGACCTTCAGCTTGCGGACGCCAAGGATGAGATCGCCCGGACGAAACAGGCGCTCATGGATACGGGCATTTCGGAAGATGCCATCACTTCCGGCGGCAAGTCGCTGGAGAAGAAGATCAGCAGCGGGCAGATGGACGCCTACCTTGCGTATCTGTCCGCCCAGGCGTATAAGGCATTCGTGATGAAGCGGAGGGATATGAAGTATGTGGTCTCCGCCCTGCAGGCGGCGAAGCCGATGCTGGAGATCAGCATGTCAGACCTTGACAAAGACGGGTTTCTGCTGAACACGCCGGACGGCACCTATTACCTCCCGGATGGGCTGGAGGGGAAGCGTGACCACAGCCCGGAGGATTATATCACGAAGATAACGGCGGCGGCTCCCGGCGATAAAGGGGAGAGTCTGTGGCTGGATTCTCTGGACACTATTTTCTGCAAAGACCGGGAACTGATCGATTATGTGCAGCAGATCGTGGGCATGGCAGCGGTGGGGCGCGTCTACATGGAGTCGCTGGTCATCGCCTACGGGGAGGGGAGGAACGGAAAGTCAACCTTCTGGAACACCATAGCCCGTGTGCTTGGTACCTACAGCGGGAATATGTCCGCCGACACCCTGACCGTGGGCTGCAAGCGGAACGTGAAGCCGGAGCTTGCCGAGGCAAAGGGCAAACGGCTCATCATAGCCGCCGAGCTGGAGGAGGGGATGCGCCTGAACACTTCCGTGGTGAAACAGATGTGTTCCACGGATGAGATTTTTGCGGAGAAAAAATATAAAGACCCTTTCAGCTTCACGCCGAGCCATACCCTCGTGCTGTACACCAACCACCTGCCGAGGGTGGGCGCGAATGACCCTGGGACGTGGCGGCGCCTGATCGTGATCCCCTTCCATGCCAGGATAGAGGGCGCAGGGGATGTGAAGAACTATGCCGATTTCCTCGTATCGGAGGCTGCCCCGGCTGTCATGAAGTGGATCATTGAGGGCGCGGAAAAGGCGGTCAGCCGGAACTTCCATATCCTTTCCCCTGCCTGCGTGGAAGAGGCCATCAAATCCTACCGGGAGGACAACGACTGGCTTGGGCATTTCATGCATGAGTGCTGCGAGGCTGACAGGGGCAGCATGGCAAAGTCCGGGGAGATGTATAAGGAGTACCGTGCCTACTGCCAGCAGACGGGGGAGTACACCAGAAGCACGGCAGATTTTTACAATGCGCTGGAAACGGCGGGCTTCAAGAAGCAGAAGAAAAAGGATGGTGCGTATATTATCGGGATACGGCTGAAAACCGCTGATTTCGTGGGCTGAGGGCAAAAAGGGTGACGGTCGTTGACGGTCGCAGTATAAACCCCCTTTAGGGCAGTTTTTTCAGTAAAAAACACTTATAGAGGACTTTATGGTACGACTGTCAACGACCGTCACCCGAAAGTCTGGAACGCTTGAAAAATAAAGGGATTGGAGGCATCTGCATGAGAGAGAAAACCATAGAGCAGAAATTCAGGGCGGCAGTCAAGGCCGCCGGGGGCTTGGCAGTAAAGTTCACATCGCCCGGTTTTGATGGGGTGCCTGACAGACTGGCACTTCTCCCGGATGGAAAAATGGCATTCGTGGAGGTCAAGGCTCCGGGGGAAAAGCCCCGCCCCCTGCAGCTTTCCCGCCACAGGCTCCTGCGGCGGCTTGGGTTTAAGGTGTATGTGCTGGATGACGAATCGCAGATTGGAGGGATCATTAATGAGATACAGTCCACATGAATACCAGAGATATGCCACGGAGTATATCGAAACACACCCGGTGGCGGCAGTATTCCTCGCCTGCGGGCTTGGCAAGACGAGCATCACGCTGACGGCGGTCAACGACCTGATGTTTGACAGCTTTGAAATCCGCAGGGTGCTTGTTGTGGCGCCTATCAGGGTAGCTTCCTTCAGTTGGCCGGCAGAGATTGAAAAGTGGGACCACCTTGCAGGGCTTAAGTACAGCGTGGCGGTCGGCACGGCGGCGGAGAGGCTGGCGGCATTAAAGAAACAGGCGGACATTTACCTCATCAACCGTGAGAACGTGCAGTGGCTCATTTCCGAAAGCGACATACCATTTGACTTCGACATGGTGGTAATCGATGAGCTGTCCTCCTTCAAGAACCACCAGACGAAGCGGTTCAAGGCGTTGATGAAAGTCCGGCCGAAGGTGAAGCGCATCGTGGGGCTGACCGGCACGCCTTCCAGCAACGGCCTGATGGACCTGTGGGCGGAGTTCCGGCTACTGGACATGGGGGAGCGGCTTGGCCGGTTCATCGGGCAGTACCGCACCTCCTACTTCCGGCCGGATAAGCAGAACGGGCAGGTGGTGTTCTCCTACAAGCCTCTGCCGGGGGCGGAGAAGCAGATTTACAGCAGAATATCCGATATCACCATTTCCATGAAGTCCACCGACCACCTGCGGATGCCGGAACTGGTGGATTCCAGGTACACGGTGTACCTTTCCGAAACGGAGCGGGAGAAATACGAGGAGCTGAAAAAGGACCTCGTCCTGCAGCTACCGGACGGCGAGGTCACAGCCGCCAACGCCGCGTCCCTTTCCGGGAAGCTGTCGCAGATGGCGGACGGGGCGGTGTACACGGATGTGGGAGAAACCATCGCCATCCATGAAAAGAAACTGGATGCGCTGGAGGACATCATCGAGGCGGCATACGGCAGGCCGGTGCTTGTGGCATACTGGTTCCGGCATGACCTGGAACGCATCACGGAACGGCTGCAGAAATTGAAAATCCCGTATGCCAGGCTGGACACGGACGGCAGCATCCGGAAATGGAACGCCGGGGAGATCCCGGTGGCACTGATCCACCCGGCATCCGCCGGACACGGCCTCAACCTCCAGGGCGGGGGGAACACGCTGGTATGGTTCGGGCTGACATGGAGCCTTGAACTGTACCAGCAGACGGTGGCGAGGCTGTGGCGGCAGGGGCAGGAATCGGAAACCGTGGTGGTGCAGCACATCATCACGAAAGGCACCATAGACGAGCGGATCATGAAGGCATTATCCGAGAAGGACACCACGCAGGCCGCACTGATCGATGCGGTGAAAGCTGACCTGAAAATAAAAGCCAATCAATGACAATCTGAGCCAAATGATGAAAACCAGTGACAATCCGGGAACAGTAAAAATTTTCTTTTGGAGGTATCAGGTTATGGGAATCGCATGGAAGTACCTGGATAAGAAGTCGGCGGCGGCAGACGCGGTGAAGGACTACGGAAGCATGAAGTTCATCATTGAACACACGGACGATGAGATAAAGGCGGCATATGAAAAAATGGGCGGGATCAGCAGCCCGCAGTTTGACGGGATGCCACACGCACACAACCCCCATGCCGCAGAGGACAGGATGGCGGAGGGAATGGATGAGATCAGCGTCCTGCGGGAGCGGTACCGGCAGGCAATGGAATACATGGCGTGGTTCGTCCCGGCATGGGAGGAGCTTTCGGAGGACGACCGCTATGTGCTGGATGCGTTCTACAGCGAGGACAACGAATACGGCAGCAGCGCGGCGGAGGACGTGGCAGACTACTTCGGGATTGAACGGGCATCCGCATACCGGAGGAAGAACCGGGCCCTGGCAAAACTGACCACCCTGCTGTTCGGCAAACCATAATGTCCACTTTGTGAGATGATTTATCCGTTTGGGCGTGGTATGATGATAAGGTGAAAAAATGCCAAGAGGGCCTTCGCGGGAGCAACGGAATCCTGCGGGGGCTTTCTTTATGCCGTGAGGAGGTGAGGCAGATGCCAAGGAAACCGAAGAGGCCGTGTTCCTTCCCCGGCTGTCCGAAGCTGACAGAGGGACGGTTCTGTGAGGAGCATGAACGGCAGGAGAACCGCCGCTACGAGAAGTACGACCGTGACCCGGCTGTACGCCGTAGGTACGGGCGGGCGTGGAAGCGTATCCGTGACCGCTACGCAGCCAGGCACCCGTTCTGTGAGGAATGCCAGAAGAAGGGGCTGCTGCGGCCGGTGGAGGAGGTACACCACAGGCTGCCATTGGCAGAGGGCGGGACGCATGACGAGGGAAACCTTGTGTCGCTGTGCCAGCCGTGCCATGCGAGGATTCATGCGGAGCGCGGCGACCGCTGGAATAAGCGTTAGGTCATTGTGCGCAGGTCCCTTGTGAAGATTTCTGCCAGCCGGGAGGGGCGGTCGAAATCTCCACAAGGGACCCGCCGGGGAACGGGCGTGGGGCCACACGCATAAAAATCGGAAATCAAACGGGGGATTGCCCGCCCGGAGATTTCCCTGAAATAAAGGCTTTTAAGGTGCTGCGGCGTTTGATTTCCGCAGCATTTTTTCAAAGAAAATCAAAGAAACGGGGTGGAAACGGTGGCAAAAGACGGCAGCGGGCGCGGCGGCGCAAGACCGGGGGCGGGGCGGAAGCCCAAGGCGCTCACGGAGAAGATCAGCGAGGGGAAAACAGCGGAAGTGCTGATGGAGCCCGCCGAACTGGAGGGCGTGGATGTGCCGCCCGTGAAGGACTTCCTCAAGTCCCCGCAGAAGAGCGGGCGGGAGCTGGTGGCGGAGGAGGTTTTCAACGAAACGTATGCATGGCTGAAGGCGAGGGGATGTGAGAAGCTTGTCACCGTGCAGATGGTGGAGCAGTACGCCATGAGCGTGTCCCGGTGGATTCAGTGTGAGGAGATCGTGTCATCCACTGGCTTCCTTGCGAAGCACCCGACCACGGGTGCCGCCATCGCCTCCCCTTATGTTTCCATGAGCCAGTCCTATATGAAACAGACAAATTACTGCTGGATGCAGATATACCAGATCGTGAAGGAGAACTGCTCGGTGGAGTTCCAGGGGAACACGCCCCAGGATGACGTGATGGAGCGGCTGCTCCGCGCAAGGAAAGGAGTGTAGAGGAAAATGGGAAAGACAACAACCGAGATGCAGCTTGTGCCGCTCTCCAGATTAGTGCCGTATGTGAATAACGCGCGGACACACTCGCCAGAGCAGCTCACGAAGCTCCGCTCGTCCCTGCGGGAGTTCGGCTTCATCAACCCGGTCATCATCGACCGGGAGTTCAATGTCATCGCGGGGCATGGCAGGATCATGGCGGCGAAGGAAGAAGGGATTGCAGAGGTTCCGTGTGTGTTCGTGGATTATCTGACGGAGGCGCAGAAGAAAGCCTACATCCTTGCGGACAACCGCATGGCTTTGGACGCGGGATGGGATGAGGAGCTGCTCCGCATCGAGATTGAAAGTCTGCAGGGTGCGGATTTTGATGTATCCCTGACGGGCTTCGGCGAGGATGAGATTGCCGACCTTTTTGCCGGAGATGGGGAAAAAGATGTGAAAGATGATGACTTTGACCTTTCCGCTGCACTGGAGAAAGCGGCGTTCGTGGAGCGGGGCGATATCTGGACGGTGGGCAGGCACCGGCTGATGTGCGGCGATGCCACAAGTGTGGAAGATGTGGCAGCGCTCATGGACGGGAAGAAAGCAAACCTCATCGTGACGGACCCGCCGTATGGCGTATCCTTCAAAAGCGGCAGCGGGCTTTCCATCCAGAATGACAGCATGAAAGGGGATGAATTCTACACATTTCTGTACAATTCATTTTCACAGATGGCGGCGCACCTGGAGAACGGCGGCGCGGCATATGTGTTCCATGCGGATACGGAGGGCTTGAATTTCCGTAAAGCGTTTGTGGACGCAGGGTTCCACCTTGCCGGGGTGTGCATATGGGTGAAGAATTCCCTCGTGCTTGGACGCTCGGATTACCAGTGGCAACATGAGCCTGTGCTGTACGGCTTTCTGAAGAACGGCAAGCACCCGTGGTATTCCGACCGGAAGCAGACCACCATCTGGAACTACGACAAGCCGAAGCGGAACAAGAACCATCCGACTTCCAAGCCGCTTGACCTGCTCGGATACCCGATCTGCAATTCCTCCCAGGAGAACGCCATCGTACTGGACACCTTCGGCGGCAGCGGCTCCACGATGATGGCGTGCGAGCAGACAAACCGTATCTGCTGCATGATGGAGCTGGATGAGAAGTATGCGTCCGTCATCCTGCGGAGGTATGTGGAGGACACCGGGGATTCGGAAAATGTGTTTGTGGAGCGGGGCGGGGAGAAGATCCCGTACTCCGCACTGGTGAAGGAGGTGGAGACGGATGCAGGACAGGGAACTGATGGCTGAGATATTACGCAGGATACACGCCCTGGGAGGCTGTGACGCCTCGGAGCAGTTTGACCGGGGATGGGACGCGGCGGTGGCGTCCTGTGAGGATGTGCTGACGGAGTTGACTGGCATCTCCTATGATGATCTGGAAGATGGAGGCGGTGCGGATGGATAATGTGAATACAGAAAAGAAGCTGACCCTCGGAAGCCTGTTTGACGGCTCCGGGGGTTTTCCGCTCGCCGGCCTGCTGGCGGGGATACGCCCGGTCTGGGCTTCAGAAATAGAGCCGTTCCCCATCCGGGTGACCACGAAGCGGCTGCCGTTTGTGAAACACCTGGGCGACATCAACGGCATATGTGGGGATGAGATAGAGCCGGTGGACATCATCACCTTCGGCTCGCCCTGCACCGACATGTCGGTGGCGGGAAAGCGGGCGGGGCTTGGCGGGAAGCAGTCCAGCCTGTTCTACGAGGCAATCAGGATCATAAAGGAAATGAGGTGTGCGACAGATGGAAAATATCCAAGGTTCATCGTGTGGGAGAATGTCCCCGGTGCCTTCTCATCCAACAAAGGGGAGGACTTCCGCTGCGTCCTCGAAGAAGTCTGCTCTGTCAGGGATGAGGGCGTTTCTGTTCCTGGACCTCCGAAGGGGAAGTGGCCAAACGCAGGGGAGATCGTGGGTGACGGATACTCCGTGGCCTTCAGGCAGATCGATGCGCAATTGTGGGGAGTCCCCCAGCGAAGGAAACGCATCTACCTTGTCGGGGATCTTGCAGGGTGGGGTGCCGGAAAAATATTATTTGAGTCCGAAGGCGTGTCTGGGTATTCTGCGGAGGGCTTCCGCGCGTGGCAAGGAGCTGCCCGCCATACTGAGGAAGGCGCTGGAGCGGCAGGCGGCGTCCGGGAAGGAGTGACCTGCCTCTGCGACCAGGGCGGGCAGAGGATGGGCGTGATGGAGGACGCTGCCTGCACCCTGCGGGCGGAGGCGCACCACCCGCCGTGTGTTTTGGATGCGGCAGGCTTCTGCACGGAGCATTCCGCACAGGCGCGGGGCATCGGCTATGAAGAGGAAACCTCGCCTACGCTCCGCGCCGGGACGGTGCCTGCGGCGGTAATGTTTGAGAACCATTCGCAGGACACGCGCTACACGGGGTCGCTGGAAACCGCGCCTACAGTCAGCGCCACCTACGGGATGGGCGGGAACAACCAGCCTTTTGTGGCGGAGCCGGACACACCCAAGACCATGAAGGTGAGGGCTGGAAAATCCGGCGGGGGCAAGGGCATTTTAGTCCAGGAGGATAAATCGGCGACGCTCTCCTGCAATAACGACCAGACGGTGTTCGTGCCAGTGCAGGCTTACGGCATCTGCTCCAAGGAGAGCAACGCCATGAAGTCCGACAATCCCCACAGTGGATTTTACGAGGCGGCAACTGCCCGGACGCTGGACTGCAACTGCGGCAATCCCTCATCGAACCAGGGAGGGATCGCCGTGGTGGAGCCGGAGGGGATGTCGGCGTTCCACATCAACCAGAGGGACGAAGTCATCGACCTGCACGGGAAGTCCGGGGCATTGATGGCGACCCGGAACATGCAGATGCAGACTTTCGTCCTCCAGGGCTCCATGATCGGGCGGGACGACAAAAACGGGCCGCAGGGCAGCGGCATCAATGAGGATGTTTCTTTCACGCTGGATGCAACGGACCGCCACGCCGTGGCGCAGCCGACCTACTGCACGAGCAAGAATTCCCATTTCACGCGGGCGGAGAGGGAGCTGGCGAACACGCTGGTGGCTACTGATTATAAGGACCCGCCCGTCATCAACGATCTGAAGGAGGAGCCGGACTACATCGTGAGGAGGCTGACGCCCACGGAATGCGCGAGGCTGCAGGGCTTCCCGGACTGGTGGTGTGACGGCCTTGGCACGGAGGACCCCACAGAGGATGAGCTGGCGTTCTGGCGGGAGGTCTTTGAGACCCACCGGAAGATCATGGGGACTTCCAAAAAGCCGAAGACCGACAGGCAGATAGTGAAATGGCTGAAAAACCCCCACTCGGATAGTGCCGAATACAAAATGTGGGGGAACGGCATCGCGCTGCCGAACGCCTATTTCGTGCTTGCGGGCATTGTGTACTACGCCCAGTTCCCGGACTTTTTATTGTAACATTTTTCCTGCAGTTTCCCTTGCTATTTTTACCACTTTGAGTGATTAATGTAGTACCACAAAAAAAGGAGGGCAAACAGCATGGAAAGAAGATTCAACGCAACAGGGGAACGCAGGAAAGAGATGGTAAAGGTTATTTCCGGGATTGTCGGGATGAAGGCGGTCTACATGAGGATGCCGACCTGCGCATACGCCATCAGCAATTTTACGGTCAGCAAAGAAGGGACGCTGGCCTGGGATGAGCGCAGCAGTGAGGAACTGGTGGAAAAGGTCCTGGCAGGGCTGGCACAGGCAGGCTTCACGGCAGAGCCGGAAGATTCTACAGAAGAAGCGGGAGCAGCCGCAGAAGAAACCACGGAGGAACCGGCCACAGATGCGCCGGAGACGGCGGCAGGGGAAGAAACCGCCCAGGCAGAACCGCAGGAGGCGGGCATCGGGCTTACGGTGTCGCTGCCGAGGGAGTCCTTCACGGATGCCGCCCTGGAGAACCTGCACAGGCTGGTGGAGGCCAAGGCCGCCCTGATCAAAAAGGCGCTGGCGGTGGAGAGCCTCCCGGTGGAGGCGGATGCGGAGAAGGTCTCCTTCCCCTGGTTCGCGGACGGACAGGACGGGGATTCGGCAAAGGCATACACGCACTTCATCACCGCCCTCTGCGACATGGCGCGGAAGCAGAAGCGCGTCACGGCGAAGGAACGGTCGGCGGACAACGAGAAATACGCCTTCCGGTGCTTCCTGCTCCGGCTCGGCTTCATCGGGGAGGAATACAAGGGCGAGCGGAAGGTCCTGCTGAAGAACCTTTCCGGCAACGGCAGCTTCAAGAGCGGGGCGAGGAAGGGGGCGGCAGACAATGACATTTCCGAGTAGGGAGATTGTAGAGCGCGTCCGCAGGGAGTACCCTGCGGGGACGCGGGTGGCCCTGGTCAGGATGGACGACTGCCAGGCCCCGCCAGCCGGGACGGAGGGCGTGGTGGAAGGTGTGGACGACACGGCGAGCCTGATGGTCCGCTGGAACAACGGTTCGCACCTCCATGTGATCTACGGCGAGGACGAAGTCCGCAAAATATAGCGGCCGGGAGCCATAAACTACACAAAATCCGGTGGCAAACCTTGTGTACTTTATGCCAGTAATTGACTTGCTATTATCCCCTTTTAGAGCGAATATGTGTACTACCGAAAGGGAAAACACACAAAACGGAGGTAAAAGGGATGAACGAAAAAATGGCAAGGCAGATAGCGGAAGCAAAGAAACAGACCATCGGGGTGGAGATAGAGATGAACGGCATCACGAGGAGCAGAGCGGCGAAGGCCGCGGCAGACTTTTTCGGAACAGGGCGGTACAAAGACACAGCAGGTCGGAACGGCTACTGCACCTGGAGCGCCTGGGACGCCGACGGCAGGGAATGGAAATTCCAGAGGGACGTCAGCATCGCGGGGCCGGACAGCGAAAAATGCGAGCTGGTGACGCCGGTCCTCACCTACGCGGACATTGAAACCCTGCAGGAACTTGTCCGGCAGCTCCGGCACGCCGGCGCGAAGAGCGACGCGGGGAGGGGCTGCGGGGTACACATCCACATCGGGGCAAAAGGCCACACGCCGCAGAGCCTGAGAAACCTCGCCAACATCATGGCGGGCCATGAGGGCCTGATCGCGGAAGCACTCGACCTTGACCGGGGCAGGATGAGCCGCTACTGCCGCACGGTTGACCCGCGCTTCCTGGAGCAGCTCAACAAAAAGAAGCCGCAGACCATGGCGCAGCTCGCGGACATCTGGTACGCAAGCCACGGCGCGGGCTACAACCGCAGCGCCCACTACAACGACAGCCGGTACCATATGCTCAACTACCATGCGACCTTCACGAAGGCCACAGTCGAGTTCCGGCTCTTCCAGTTCGACGCCCCGGCAGACGGGAAGCGCAACGGCCTCCACGCAGGGCAGCTCAAGGGGTACATCCAGTTCTGCCTCCTGCTCAGCCAGATGGCGAAGGAAGTGAAGAGCGCAAGCCCGAAGCCGCAGCAGCATGAGAACCCCAAATACGCCATGAGGACCTGGCTCCTCCGGCTCGGCTTCATCGGGGACGAATTCAAGACCGCGAGGGAGGTCCTCACCCGCCGCTTAAGCGGGGACGCATCCTTCCGAAACGGGAGATAAACCGCAGGACCCAGCCTCCTGCCGCCTTACCCAAGCCGCAAAAAGCGGCCTTAAGGCAGTAGAAGGGTAGGCCCTTCGGAAAGGAAGGAAGACACAATGGAAAAAAGATATTACATCGCATACGGCTCCAACTTAAACATTCCCCAGATGCGGATGCGCTGCCCTGGGGCGAGGATCATCGGCACTTCGGTGATTGAGGGCTACCGGCTGCTGTTCAAAGGCAGCAGGACCGGCTCCTACCTCACCATCGAGCCGCAGGAGGGCGCGAGCGTCCCTGTGGCGGCCTGGGAGGTGAGCGCGGAGAACAAGGCGGCCCTGGACCGCTACGAGGGCTTCCCCACTTTCTACTACAAAAAAGAGATGGAGCTGCCGCTTAAAGGCATCCGGACCGGGAAGGTGCGGCTGCGGAAGGTTTTCGTCTACATCATGCATGAGGACCGCCCGCTGGGGCTGCCGAGCCGATCCTACATGGAGACCTGCAGACAGGGCTACCGGAGCTTCGGTTTTGACGAGGCGTTCCTGGAACGGGCGTATGCCGACAGCGCGGCGGGGGAGGCGCGGGAATTTCCGGGCGGGTGGAAGGCGGGGGACGCCTGCTTCCTGGTGACGAACCGGAAGAACGGCTGCACCGGCGCATACACCGTGCGGGCGTTTGACGGGAGGTACTTCTGCCTGCAGAACAGGAATGGGAGCCAGTGCCGCGCGTCCGCAGGGCGGATGTTCCGCAGCAGGGAGGCGGCGCTTGGAAGGGAGGCAGATGCGGAATGAAACACACGGACAGGAAAAAGAGGGTATGCCCCAGGTGCGGGCAGGCTTACCGCGGGAGGCCGGCAGTCTCGCGGGAGGATGGAAGGACATCCATATGCCCTGACTGCGGAACGCGGCAGGCGCTTGAAAGCATCGGTGTGGATGAAAAGGAGCAGGATGCCATCCTTGCAGCCATCCACAGATGCGCGGAAGGGGGCAGCGAAGGATGAAGGCATATGGCAGGAACCTCCGGTGGATCGAGGACCACCAGTACGGGGATGAGATGCACACCGGGATCGCCATGCCCGCGTCCGGGAAAAGGCGCGGGCAGAGGCGGAGGCGCTACAAGCGGCCGTTCAAGAAATCGGAACGGCAGCATTCCAAACACATGATCCGCAGGGAGGTTGGCGGGGATCAGGCGCCATAAACTACACAATTCCCGGCGCAGATATTTGTACAGTTTATGCCCGGAATTGACTTGCTATTATCCGCAATCAGAGCGAATATGTGTACTACCGAAAGGGAAAAAAACAAAACGGAGGTACACACCATGAAGAGAATCGAACTTTTTGAAAAGGCCATCGCGGAGAAGGCGGCAAGCCTTAAGGATTGGGGGATAAACCCGACACTGTTCTGGGCATACCGTAACAGCATCACGGCGGGCAACGACAGGATAGACTTCGGCGAGGCCATCTGGGACAGCGAGGTCGGGGAGATCACGGAAACGCTGAAGGAGAACGGCATCACCGAGTTCACCATCAGCAGCACCTTTTCCAGCCTGATCCCGACGCTTGCGGAATTTGCAAAGCATGGCTTCCAGATGGCGGGGCTGACCGAAGTGAAGGCGAACTACACGGACTTCCAGACCCAGGAGCGGGCGGTCATCCCGGCGATCCAGATGGCGGCGGAAGAAGCGTAAGGCACGGGGCGGCCTGCCGGGAAGGAAAACCGGCAGGCCGGAAGCCCCGGAAAAAACTGGAAGGCAAAAAATACATCCGCAGGGCAGTGCGGGGCGAAGGAGGATTTTTTTATGGCAGGGATGAAATGGTATAAAGTATGGCTGGTGGTTCCGGGTACGGATTTTAATGCGGAAGGCTGGCCCTGCGAGCCGGAATGGTGGAACGACATGGAGCAGGCCCCCGATGAGGAGACGGCGATCCGGCAGGCAAATGAAAAGGCCCGGAGGCAGTGGGAGGAGCCGAACCAGTATGAGCCTGGGGCGGAGGCGCCGTCGGACAGGGAGCTTGGACAGGAATGCCCGGTCTGCACCGGGGCGGCGGAAGTCACCGACGAGGAATATGCGGAGTGGAAAAGAGAGATGGAAGAGTCGGTGGAGCTTCCGTTCCAATAGCATCCAGGCGGGTTTTCCGCAGGGCAACCGGGCCGGAAGGCTCTTTTGCCCGTGGCAGATATACACAGTTTCCCCAGCAGATATTTGTGTACTTTATGCTCCGGATTTGCTTGCAATTATCGGCATTTAGAGCGAATATGTGTACTACCGAAAGGGAAAACAAAAAAAGAAAACGGAGGACACAGACCATGAAGATCAACGATGCAATGAGGATTTACAGACTGCCGAACCCCACCACGCCGGAAGATTTGGAGTGCAGATGGAGCAAGCTGCTGACCTTTGGCGACAGGGTGGTCATCGCCGGGTACTTTTTCAACGGCCCGAACAAGCCCTGCTACTTCGGGGCGGCTTACGAATTCCTGGGCGACGACCACACCTGCGAAGGAGCCATCGGACTCCGGGCGGCAAGCGGAGCCGAGTTCGAGGATGACGGCCACGCAATCGCCTGGGCGATGCAGCAGTAAACGAAAAACAGAGCATTACAAGAACGGAGCCGGAAGGCTCTGTATCTTGTACCGATAGATTGGGGCTTGCCATAGGCAGGCCAATTTTTATGCCATCTTCTGGAGGTGATGCCGATGGCGATGCGGAAGCTGAAAAAATACAGGCCAACAAAATTTAAGGCGAAGGACAGCCGCTATGATAAGGACGCCGCCGATTTTGCCGTGATGTTCATCGAGAGCCTCTGCCACACCAAGGGGACATGGGCAGGGAAGCCCTTTGAGCTGATTGACTGGCAGGAGCAGATCATCCGTGACATTTTCGGCACTCTGAAACCGAACGGCTACCGCCAGTTCAACACAGCATATGTTGAGATCCCGAAGAAGCAGGGCAAGTCGGAGCTTGCCGCCGCTGTGGCGCTGCTCCTTACCTGCGGGGACGGGGAGGAGCGGGCGGAGGTGTACGGGTGCGCCGCCGACCGGCAGCAGGCCACCATCGTCTTTGACGTGGCGGCGGACATGGTGCGGATGTGCCCTGCGCTGAATAAGCGGGTGAAGATACTCGCCTCGCAGAAGCGGATCATCTACACGCCCACCAATTCCTTCTACCAGGTGCTTTCGGCGGAGGCGTATTCCAAGCACGGCTTCAACATCCACGGCGTGGTATTCGACGAGCTGCACACGCAGCCGAACCGGAAGCTGTTTGACGTCATGACCAAGGGCTCCGGGGACGCCCGGATGCAGCCGCTGTATTTCCTCATCACCACGGCGGGGACGGACACCCATTCCATCTGCTACGAAACGCACCAGAAGGCGAAGGATATCCTGGAGGGCAGGAAGATCGACCCGACCTTCTATCCCGTCATCTACGGCGCGGATGAGGCGGACGACTGGACGGACCCGAAGGTGTGGAAGAAAGCCAATCCTTCGCTGAACATCACGGTGGGGATTGACAAGGTGGAGGCAGCCTGTGAGTCGGCAAAGCAGAATCCGGGGGAGGAGAACAGCTTCCGGCAGCTCCGCCTGAACCAGTGGGTGAAACAGGCGGTGCGGTGGATGCCCATGGATCGATGGGATGCCTGCGCCTTCCCCGTTTCCGAGGACGGCCTGGAAGGGCGTGTCTGCTACGGCGGGCTGGACTTGTCCTCCACCACGGACATCACGGCGTTCGTGCTGGTGTTCCCGCCGCTGGATGAGGAGGACAAATACTGTATCCTGCCGTACTTCTGGGTGCCTGAGGAGACGCTGGAGCTGCGTGTGAGGCGCGACCATGTCCCCTACGATGTGTGGGAGCGGCAGGGGAAGCTGATGACCACGGAAGGGAACGTGGTGCATTACGGCTATATTGAGAAATACATTGAGCGGCTTGGGGAGAGGTTCAACATCCGGGAGATCGCCTTCGACCGTTGGGGCGCTGTGCAGATGGTGCAGAACCTGGAGAGCATGGGCTTCACGGTGGTCCCGTTCGGGCAGGGTTTCAAGGATATGTCCCCGCCCACCAAGGAGCTGATGAAGCTGGTGCTGGAACAGATGGTCGCCCATGGCGGGCATCCGGTCCTGCGGTGGATGATGGACAACATCTTCATCCGCACCGACCCGGCGGGCAATATCAAGGCGGACAAGGAAAAATCTACGGAGAAGATTGACGGGGCGGTGGCCGCGATTATGGGGCTTGACCGGGCGATCCGCTGCGGGAACATCTCCTCTGAGAGCGTCTACGATACCCGCGGTTTGATTGTATTCTGACCGTAAAAATGCACAAACCCCGCTGAAAATGTTTGTCTAAGATACTGCCGGAATCCGCTTGCTATCCTGTGGCTTCAGAGCGAATATGTCACTTACCGGGAGGATATCCCGGAAATTATCTGGATGGAGGGATTTCTGATGAAGCCATATGGAGCGGAAGAAAGGTTTGGAAAATATGAGTGGGAGGATTTCGGCGGCTGGTCAAGGAACCACACAAAAGCGGTATCCATCCGCAGGTGGAAGCGGCCGCTGAAAAAGAGGGCGAGGCAGGTGTGCCGTACCGCTCTGAGACGGCTGGTCTGAGACGGCTTTTCCGGGGCATAAACCACACAAAAACTGCCCCGGATGTTTGTGTACTTTATGGCGGGAATTGACTTGCTATTACCGGCATTCAGAGCGAATATGTGTACTACCGAAAGGGAAATCAAAAAAGAAAACGGAGGTAACGCACATGAAGGTACACGAATTTATTGCAAAGCACAAGATCAAGGAATCCAGGATGCGGATCTACGACGCGGAGCTTGGGGATGAGGTCTACGGGATCTACGAGATGGGCCTCTACCGTGACTGCGAGGTGGTCAGGGCATACCCGCACAACGGAGACACGGTTTTAGAGGTTGCATCGGTAAACGGCTAAGACGGGACGGCACAGGGGGCGCTGCTTCGGCGGCGCCTTCCTGCTGTCCGTTTTTGGAAAGGAGCGTGGTATTTATGGGATTATTCAGCGGCTTGTTCCGGGCGAGGGATGCTCCCCAGAACAGGACGTCGGGGAGCGCCTACAGCTTTTTCCTTGGGAACAGCACATCTGGGAAAAGGGTGAACGAGCGCACCTCCATGCAGATGACGGCAGTGTACTCCTGCGTCCGGATTCTGTCGGAGGCGGTGGCGGGGCTGCCACTGCACTTTTATAAATACACGGAGGACGGCGGGAAGGAAAAGGCAGCGGAACATCCGCTGTATTTTTTACTGCACGATGAGCCGAACCCGGAGATGACTTCCTTCGTTTTCCGTGAAACGCTGATGACGCACCTGCTCCTTTGGGGGAACGCCTACGCGCAGATCATCCGAAACGGCAAGGGCGAGGTTATCGGGCTGTACCCGCTGATGCCGGACCGGATGGGCGTGGAGCGGGACTCCAAAGGGCAGCTCTATTACGAGTACACGGTCAGCATGGAAGACGCGCCTACGGTAAAGGGCAGCACGGTCGTCCTGCCGCCCACAGAGGTGCTGCACATCCCCGGCCTTGGCTTTGACGGGCTGGTGGGCTATTCCCCTATTGCCATGGCAAAGAACGCCATCGGCATGGCGATAGCCTGTGAGGAGTACGGGGCGAAGTTCTTCGCCAACGGCGCACAGCCCAGCGGCGTGCTGGAGCATCCGGGAACCATCAAAGACCCAAGCCGTGTGCGTGAGAGCTGGCAGTCCACCTTCGGCGGCAGCCACAACGCCAACAAGGTGGCCGTTTTGGAGGAGGGGATGAAATACACGCCCATCTCCATTTCACCGGAACAGGCGCAGTTTCTGGAGACGCGGAAGTTCCAGATCAATGAGATCGCGCGGATCTTCCGTGTGCCTCCGCACATGGTGGGCGACCTGGAAAAGAGCAGCTTCTCCAACATCGAGCAGCAGAGCCTTGAGTTCGTGAAATACACTCTTGACCCGTGGGTGTCGAGGTGGGAGCAGTCCATGGCGCGGTCGCTGCTGACGGCGGAGGAGAAAAAGAAATATTTTGTGAAGTTCAACGTGGACGGTCTGCTCCGTGGCGACTACCAGAGCCGCATGAACGGCTACGCCGTGGGGCGGCAGAACGGGTGGATGTCGGCAAACGACATCCGGGAGCTGGAGAACCTTGACCGTATCCCGGAGGAAGTGGGCGGCGACCTGTACCTCATCAACGGGAACATGACAAAATTAGCCGATGCGGGGCTTTTCGGGAAAGAGGGGGCCGCACCGGGAAAGGAGGAGTCGGATGAAGACAAAGAAGTTCTGGAACTGGAAGAAAGTGAAAAACCAGGAAACGGGGGCGGAGGAGCGCATCCTGGAACTGAGCGGCACCATCGCGGAAGATAGCTGGTTTGACGATGACGTCACGCCGCAGCTTTTTAAGGATGAGCTGAACAGCGGCACGGGCGACATCACCGTGTGGATCAACTCGCCGGGCGGCGACTGCGTGGCGGCGGCACAGATCTACAATATGCTTTCCAACTATAAGGGGAAAGTCACCGTGAAGATAGACGGCATCGCTGCAAGCGCCGCCAGTGTGATCGCCATGGCAGGCGACACCGTCCTGGTATCCCCGGTTTCCATGCTGATGATCCATAATCCTGCCACTATTGCATGGGGTGACCATGCGGAGATGCAGAAGGCCATGGATATGCTATCCGAAGTGAAGGAATCCATCATCAACGCCTATGTGTTAAAGACGGGGCTTTCCCGGCCGAAGCTGTCGCACCTGATGGATGCGGAAACGTGGATGGACGCGAACAAGGCGGTGGAGCTTGGCTTTGCGGATGAGATCATGACGCGGGCAAAGGCGGAGCCGGAAAAGGAGCCGGAGGAAGGCGAGGGGGATACGGACGGGGAGGAAGAAGAAAAGAAATTCCCTCCCGCGCCTAGTTCCATGCTGTTCTCCCGCAGGGCGGCGGACAATGCCCTGCTGAACAAGGTCATTGCAAAATACGGGGAGGAAAAGCCCAGGGCGGGCATCGGGGAGCAGGCGAAGATCCCTGCTCCGGGAGAGAAAGGCACACCAAAAACAGAAACCGGCCGTTCCGTGGACGTACTCATGGAGCGGCTTAATTTATTAAAGCGATGAGAAGGAGGATTCCATTATGACGATTCTTGAACTGCGTGAGAAACGCGCGAAGGCATGGGAGGCGGCGAAGGCATTCCTGGATTCCCACAGGAAGGAGAACGGCACCCTTTCCGCAGAGGATGACGCCGCATACACAAGGATGGAGCAGGAGATTACCGACCTTGGGAAGGAGATCGCAAGGCTGGAGCGGCAGGAGGCACTTGACGCGGAGCTGAACCGCCCGGTCAACAAACCCCTTACGGGGAAACCGGGTGGAAAGGCGGAGGCGGACGGTGCGGAGGATAAGACCGGGCGTGCCTCCGACGACTACCGGAAGAACTTCTGGAATGCCATGCGCTCCAAGGCACCGATGCCTGCGGTCACCAATGCCCTGCAGATTGGCACGGACTCCGAGGGCGGCTACCTGGTGCCGGATGAATATGAAAGGACGCTGGTGGAGGCTTTGGAGGAGGAGAACATCTTCCGCCAGATGGCGAAGGTCATCAAGACCTCCAGCGGTGACCGCAAGATCCCCGTGGTGGCAAGCAAAGGCACGGCATCCTGGATTGACGAGGAGGGCGCATTCCCGGAGAGCGACGACTCCTTCGGGCAGGTCTCCATCGGCGCCTACAAGCTGGGGACAATGATCAAGGTCTCCGAGGAGCTTTTAAACGACAGCGTCTTTGACCTGCAGTCCTATATCTCCCGCGAGTTTGCCCGCCGCATCGGGGCGAAGGAAGAGGAGGCGTTCTTCACGGGGGACGGCAAGGGCAAGCCGCTGGGTGTCCTGGCGGCAACTGGCGGCGCGGAAACGGGAGTGACCGCAGCGTCTGCCACGGCAGTGACGGCGGATGAGCTGATGGATTTATATTATTCGCTGAAATCCCCGTACCGCAAGAAATCCATGTGGGTGCTGAACGATTCCACCATCAAGGCCATCCGCAAGCTGAAGGACAACAACGGGCAGTACCTGTGGCAGCCGTCCCTGGCAGCCGGGACGCCGGACATGATCTTAGGCCGCCCCATCAAGACCTCGGCGTATATGCCGGTTATGGCCGCGGGTGCAAAGACCATCGCTTTCGGCGACTTTTCCTATTACTGGATCGCTGACAGGCAGGGGCGTTCCTTCAAGCGCCTGAACGAGCTGTTCGCTGCAAGCGGGCAGGTGGGATTCCTCGCCTCGCAGCGTGTGGACGGGAAGATGATCCTTGCGGAAGCGGTGAAGGTGCTGGAACAGAAAGGGGCTTCGGCCA